CAGACCATTAGCCCAAAAAAACGAAAGAAAGTTAGCACGTTAGCAAGTGTTTTCGCGGGGTAGGGGGCGGTTTGCTTGGAGATCAAGACAGCGAGGGACTTACGGTTGGTCAATCGAGCCCTAAAGGAAAAATGGAACGTAGACAAGGAAGCGATCAAAGCAGCGTTGATGCAGTGTTTGACAGATCCCGAATTGGCGATCGATGCGGCGAAGGTGCTTTTGGGTGCGGACGCTCTCGACCACAAACGGGACGAAGCGGAAGCAAAAAAGGAGGCCAAGGACAATGAGCTTAGACTCCGACTTCTTGAGCTCGCTAAGTCTGTCCCAGTTGCAGACCTTGCTAAGCTTGCATCCGAAAACGGCATTGTCGGCGGATCCGGTCAAGGGTGACCGTCGGCTGTATCAACGCGACTTGATGGCCAAGAAGCGAGCAAGCCAACGCGACATCACCATTCCGCCACCTCTCGATCCTGCTCGTCGGCTCAAGTGCGAGTCCGATCCTGCTTTATGGCTCTCGACCTACTTTCCCGAAAAGTTCTTCGAGGGCTGGACTGAGGATCGCTTGGCGATGGTTCATTCTATCATCGACGCTGCTCTTTACGGCGGGGATCAATCGATAGCAGGGCCACGAGGCGAAGGCAAGACGACGCTTGCAATCCTTACGGCTCTTTACTTGATGATCCGTCGGCTCTCGACCTTTCCGGTAGTCATCGGCAAAAACGCCGACAAAGCAAAAAAGGAAGTGCGGGACATCGTTGAGCAACTGCAGCAGAACGAAATCTTCGCGGCGGATTATCCAGAGATCGCCATTCCGTTTCAGGCTGTCGGCGGTTGGTCGAGTCGAGGACGGATGCAGACATGCAACGGGATGCCTACCAACATCGTTATCGGGCCAGAGTTCTTCGTGTTTCCTATGATCACCAGAGATCAGCTACCAGGCTGGCCATCGGAGATCGAGCCTGCTTCATGCGGTCAGGTGCTTTACTCTTTGGGTATCGATGGTGCGATCCGCGGTACAAAGTACCGAAGCAGACGACCTACCTTGGCTATCATCGACGACATCGAGGATAGGGAAGCAGCGGCGAGCGAAACGACGATTGAGAAGAACGAGGAGGTAATCGAACAAGACATTGCGGGGCTGGGTCAGTCCTCGGAGCGGATCCCTCGGGTCATGCTTTGCACGATCCAGAATCGAAAGTGCATTGCGTATCGTTACACCGATCCGAAGATCAAGCCATCTTGGAGAGGCAAGCGATACCGAAAGCTAGTGACCAAGCCCGATCGGATGGACTTAATTGAGAAATACATCGACATGCGGAAGGGACGCAAAGACGATGATCCTGACGCTAGGGAGGCTTTCCGGTTCTGGCGTGACAACCAAGAGGATATCGAGCGTGGTTCGGTCGTTAGCAATCCGCATAGCTACTCAAAGAAGCAGCACAGCGACGGCGAGCCGATGGAGTTATCAGCGGTGCAAAGCTATTTCAACCGAGTCGCAGACGTTGGCCAAAAGGCGGTTTCGACTGAGATTGACAACGATCCGCCAGAGGAAGCCGGGCCGATGGGCCTTGGGATTACTCCTGCCCTAGTCGAGTCGCGGATAAGTGGGCTGGTTCGTCGTCAGTTGCCTGCTAATACGGTTGCACTTACGGCGGCTATCGACTTGGGCAAGTATTACCTTCATTGGGTTGTGACTGCTTGGTGGCATGGGGCTGGTGGCGTTGTGGCCGATTACGGTATCCATCAGGTTTACGGAACGGACAAGAGCATGAATCACGAAGCCAGCGAGCCGATGATTTATCAGGCTCTCTTGAGCCTTCGGGATGAGTTGCTAACCAAAGAATTCAGCGACACAACAGGCACTCGGCGAACGATCGATTTTTGCTTTGTGGATTCCGGTGCATTCACCAACGCGGCTTACCAGTTCTGTCGTGAGGTTGGCGGGATCTTTCATCCGTCGAAAGGTGTTGTGCCTTATCAAAGAAAGGCTAAGTCTACATCGACGACGATTGCAGGGGCCAACCTTCATGCACAAAAGCAACCATCTTCGAATGTTTGGTTGTACGATCTGGACACCTCGTATTGGAAGCAGTTCGTGCATGAACGGTTTATGACTCCGACTTTCGACGAATCGAACATGCTTCGGCGCGGTTCGCTCTCGTTGTTTGCACTTGAGGAAGAACGCAGACATAGCCAGTACGCTCAGCATATTGCAGCGGAAGAGCTCGTGACCAAGTTCACCGAGGGCAAAGGAACCAAGACCTATTGGCTTCCGAAAGACAGCAACAATCACTGGCTTGATGCAACCTACATGGCAGCGGCGGCTAGTGAGGGTTGCGGTGTCAAGTTGATTGCTCCAAGCGAGATCGAGGTGCAACCGAAGCATGTTAGCGGCGATCAGCCTAAGCCTGTTAAGCAGGCTCCAAAGGCGTACCAGCATGGACGCAATCTAAGACAGCGGCAGGGCGGGTGGATTCCAAAACGGAGGTATTAGGAATGGCAAAGAAAAGCAGGAAGCAATCAGGCGACACGGTGCAACAAACGGCAACGATCGAGCAACAACCGATCGAGCCGATCTATCGGCAATTTACTCCGAGACCTTGCACGATGTGCGAAACCAGGCGGCCACATGGAACCAATGCAAGCTACGTCTATTGCACTAGAGGCAAGATCCGCTTTTGCAAGTGCAAGAACTGCAACCACACTTGGAGCCAGGAAGGTAAGTAAATTCGCTCGACTGTACTAGGCTAATGGTACAGGCTTATTGAGAATGTTTGCTAGTCATGCAATCCTTGTTGCATGGCATCAGCGACAAGTCTGTTAACGCTCATCGACGCAGCTATTGAGGCTCTCTTAACCGGAGGGGCTCAGCAGTATTCTATTGGCTCAAGGACGGTTACCAAGCTTGACCTAGCGTCGCTTTTTGAAGAACGACGGATGCTACAGCAACAGGTTGAGCGCGAAAGCGGTTCCGGTGGCGTTACTCTTGGCAGATTGTCGAGGGCTCGCCGATGATCGGAAAGATGCTCGATTCTGTTATCACGGCTATCAGCCCTACAGCGGGACTCCGAAGGGCTCAAGCTCGAAAGGTGCTCAGGTCTTTTACAGGGGCCGAACCTTCGCGAATCTCATCGAGTCGAAAGCCAAAGAACAATCCAGCAGACATGGAGCTATCAGGGCCATTTGGGGCTGATACGCTTCGGGCATGGGCTCGGGACTTGGTGCGGAACAATGCTTACGCATGGGGCGTGGTTGATACCATTGTCTCATCGGTGGTTGGGTGTGGCATCAAGGCCCAGAGCCAGTATGAGACTCCAAGCGGTGACGACATCGAATCGATCAATGATCAGCGGGATAAGGTTTGGTCGGAGTGGGCGGAAGTTTGTGACGTAAACGGGAAATACACTCTCGATGAAATCCAGGCTATTTGCCAACGTGAGATGGTAGAGGCCGGAGAGGTGCTTGTACGGCTCATTAGAACGCCGGGCAAGGTCTATCGAGGTATTTATCGTCCAGTGCCATTGGCTCTTGAATTGATCGAAGCTGACAGGCTTGCCGGGGATAAAGACAACTACGCAGCAAGACTGACTCCGGCTGGTGACAATCGAATCATTCGCGGGGTTGAGGTTGACGATCTTGGTAGGCCAGTTGCTTACTGGGTCTACAAAGATCACCCATTGCAACCATACGCAGTAACCAGGACTCCCGAGCGAGTGCCTGCCCATGAAATCATGCACCTATACAGGCAGGATCGCATCGGCCAGACGCGGGGCGTGACTTGGTTTGCTCCGGTGGTTACTCCGGTGCGTGACCTTGGTACTTATCTTGACAACGAACTACAGGCTTCGGCGGTAGCAAGTTGTTTCACGGTGGCGATCAAGACTGATACACCACTTGGGAATATGATAGATCCCGATGGAATCGGAAACACCGATTCCGCAGGCAATAGCTTAACACATGTCGAGCCAGCGATGATTATGAAGCTTCGCCCTGGTGAGGATGTTGTTGGGCTCAATCCTGGCCGTCCTAACTCAGCGGCAGAGCCTTGGATCGCTTTGATCCTAAGACAGATCGCAGTCGGTACAGGGCTCTCGTATGAGACGGTTGCAAGAGACTACAGCCAGACAACCTACAGTGCATCGCGAACAAGCCAATTGGAAGATCGTCGTCGGTTCCGTTGTTGGCAAAAATACTTGATCCGACATTTGCTTCAACCCGTTTGGGATGCTTTTCTCGATGCGGCGGCACTCAGTTCCCTACCCTCGTTTCCCACCTCCAGCGAGCTACTGAGTGACCGTCGCACTTTTGCCCCTGTTGAGTGGATGACTCCTGAGTGGGAATGGGTTGATCCGGCAACAGAACAGGCAGCGGCTAAGGATGCAATCGAATCGTTTATGAGCGACTACCAAGCCGAGTTAGGTGCAAGGGGTCGATCATGGCGAGCGGTAATGTACCAACGAGCTAAAGAGAACGCACTCAAGAAAAAGCTTGGTTTGCTAACGCCACAAGAACAACAGCTAGCGATTTCGGCGGCTCAATCGGCATCGGCAACACCTTCAGAGGCTCAAGTAGTCGCTAGCGAGGTAGCCAATGCCCTATGACGCAAAGACTACAGCGGCTTGCCCGATTGCTAAGCCTTGGGGCGTTTTCAAAAGTGACGAACGTCAGCTTATGGGATGCCATGCAAGCGAGGCCGACGCTAACGATCAGATCGCGGCTTTGTACGCAAGCGAACAGGTCGAGCGTGCAAAGTATGACGGCATTGACTTTACACCTCCCGAGGGAGTGCGTGAGGAAGCTAAGCAGGGCCTTAAATGGAGGCGCGAACACAATCGCGGCGGGACTCCGGTCGGCGTTGCTAGGGCTCGTGACCTATCGAATGGCAAAGAGATCAGTCCCGATACGATCGGACGCATGGTCAGCTACTTTGCTCGTCACGAAGTGGACAAGAAGGGCGAAGGATGGAAGCCAGGTCAAAAAGGATTTCCGTCAGCGGGTCGGATCGCTTGGGCTCTTTGGGGAGGTGATGCGGGTCGTTCTTGGTCAGCAAAGGTAAAGCGACAAATGGAATCGCAAGACAAGGTTGAAAGGATCGCTTCGGTGCCAAAGATCCAGAGAGCATTTCAGGCACCAAAAGACGGTAAAGCGGTCATTGCTACAGAGACTCCGATCGAGATTTACGATTCGGAGCGTCGGCAAACGATCCGTCAAGTTCTTTTGATGGATGGCGTTCAGTTCCGCAATGGCAAGAACCAACTACCGATCGTCGATTCTCATAATGATAAAACGGTTCGCAATGTGTTTGGCTCGATCCGAAACATCTCGATTCAAGATGGTTCGCTCGTTGGTGATGCGTCATTCGCATCCGACGAAGAATCTCAGATTGTGGCGACTCGATACAACGAGGGCCATCTTAACGACTTCTCGATTGATGCACAGATCCTAGCGAGGGTCTTTGTTCAAGAGGGTCAAACGTACACCACCCGACAAGGCAAGGTGATCGAGGGGCCAGCGGAAATAGTAACCGCATGGGAACCTCACAACGCTTCGATCTGTGCAACGGGCGCAGATCCGAATTCTACTGTTCGACGGTCTTATGACCAAGAAGAAAGGCAGGCAGGCATGTCAGAAGAGCTAATGGCTCAGTTGAAAGCCCTTGGTCTCCCAGAAGGGATGACCGATGCGAGCGAGATTATCAAGTGGATGGCAGACCACATGGAAAAGCCATCGCTTGAAGTTGAAATGATGGCAGAAGATAAGCCATCCGAAGAAATGGCAAGGGCCGAAGAAAGCAAGCCCGAAGATGAGGCAATGCGAATGGATGAGAAGGTACAAGAGGAAGTGACTCGACAACTCAAAGCAGTTGACGAACGACGCAAGGCAATTATCTCGGCGGGGACTCTAGCAAAGGTCGAGCGTGCCTTTGTGGATGAACTGGTCGAGTCAGGATGTTCTGTGCAAGACGCTCAAGAAAGGATCATCCGAAAGATGAGCAATTCCCCAATCGGACAGACTGTCGGCAGCGATGTTCGCGTTACCGAGTCGGAGCATGACAAGTTCGAAGCAGCAGCTAAGGCTGGATTGATTCAGCGATGCTTCCAAGGGACTGTCAAACAAAAAGCCCCACAAGTTCAAGGGTCGGAAGATTTCCGCAACCTCGGAATCTATCGGCTTGCTGAATTGTGCGTTCGTCGCATGGGCATCAATCCAGAGAAGTACAGTCGAGCCGACGTTGCTCGAATGGCGATGGGTCAAGATAAGGCTTTCAATCGACTCAACATTCGTCGATCGATGGAAGCCTACCACACGACCGGAAGCTTTCAAAACATCCTGCTAGATGCAGCTAGCAAGACGCTCCGAGCGGCTTACGAAGAAGCTCCATACACTTGGTCTTTGTGGGCTCGTCAAGCTCAATCGGTCGATGACTTCAAAAACATCAACCGCATTCAGCTCGGCGAATCTCCAAACCTCGAAATGGTTCCCGAAGGGGCTCCATACCCTGAGGGTCAAGTCGTCGATTCCAAGCGATCCTACAAGGTCGAGAAGTTCGGTAAGAAGTTCTCAGTCTCTTGGGAAACTGTTGTTAACGACGACCTTGACGCATTGTCTCGCATCCCAGCGATGCACGGCAACGCAGCACGAAGGACGCAAGAGAAGGTCGTTTACGATGCTTTGCTTGCCAACCCAACGATGGCCGACGGCTTCGCTTTGTTCAGTGCATCGCACACAAGCGGCACTAACATCACTGCATCTTCGGTTGCTGCTCCAAGCGTTACGACCTTGAACGAAGCGTTCAAGCTGATGTCCTTGCAAAAGGGTCTCAGCAGCGATGTTTACCTGAACCTTTCGCCTCGCACGCTGCTTGTCCCGCAAGCATACGCAGCGACGGCATTGGAAATCGTCAACAGCCAGTCCTACGCTCAGAGCAACGGCAATGAGGGCGTGGTCAACATCTACGGCGTCAATGGCGTTCGGCCTCTGCAGGTTGTTGCGACTGCTTTGCTTGATGCAAACAGCGCGACCAACTGGTATGCGATCGCCGACAACGCCCAAGTGGATACCGTCGAAATCACGTTCCTCAACGGCGAAGAAGCCCCAGTGCTTGAGTCCGAATGGAACAAGGACAATGACACTTATCACTACTACGTCCGTCAATCGATGGCCGCAGCAGTGATCGACCATCGAGGTATCTTCGGCAACCGTACCTAGTCCGGTTGATTGACCTACAGCCCTGGTCGGCGATGGCCAGGGCTTTCTTTGACAGCGACAACACAACAAAAAAGGAAAATAAGACATGAGCGGATTTGTTAACCATGCCAAGTTCGAGGATGATTTCTTCGGCGGCAAGACCTACGCGGCGACTGTCGGCGAAGGCAATTGGAAGATTACCGACACCTCCTCTAGCGGAACTCCAACCTATGCTTCGGTAAGCCCATCGGCTACCGGGGAAATCGCGTTGACCTTCGATAGTGCCAACGAAATTCAGAATGTTTGCTTGGACTTCGGCGACAAGCTTTGCTTCGACATCGACAACATCCAGCGAGCTGTTTTCATCGTCAAGACGGTTGCATCTCTCAATGCTGCTACCACCTTGGCTTTCGGCTTGCAGTCGGCTCGAAACGATGATACAGACGCAACAGCCAACAACGCACAATTCAAGCTTGCGGGCTCGAATGCTGTTGTTTGCGAGAGCGATGACGGAACGACCGACAACGATGACAAGGCATCAGGCGTTTCGTTGGTTGCGACCTACAAGGAATTCGTTATCGACTTCACTGGCGGCAAGAGCGATGTTAAGTTCTACATCGACGGTGCCCGAGTCGCTTCGACCACGACATTCTCGATGTCGGCTGCAACTGGATCGCTTCAACCGTTTGTTCAGATCAGCAAGACTGCATCGACCAACGTCAACAGCGTGACGGTTGATTATGTCTCGGTCGAGTGCAAGCGATAACCGATGAGCCTTCACGACCTCATCAAAGAGGATGCCAAGAAGGTCTT